GGTATCCGTTCTGCTGAAGTGTCATGGCGTTGATTTTACGGTGACTCTTCGACAGTGAAAAGAAAAAAGGCCGCAGAGCGGCCATAAACACAAACAAAAATCAATAAGTTAGATAATTATCAAAGACTTACAGACACACAAAAACACAGCCAACCACAACAAATAACAGAGATGTGGTCACTTTGTGGATCTTAAATCCAGTGAAAACCTCTCGCCATTAAGCCAGCTAACCCCAAGGCTGTAGTAATCAACGCACCAAACATGAGCCTGAAATCTGTTGTGCGTATCTTATCAATATCGCCTCTCACATCCTTGAGATCGCTCTTCAGCTCTTCAATATCTCTCTTGATGTATGAGATATCAGACTCCATTCGTGCAACACGGCTATCAAGAGCGAACTCATCACGACTTGCCTGACTTCTGCGATTGCTCACCTGAATTCCTCCTGGATACGGAATGGAAAAACCCGTGATATAAGTATACTCATTCATCACCTGACCCTTCCTGGTTTTTTTGCGATCCCAACCAGTTCAATACCGGAGTCACTGCATGCATAGTTATATAACCGCAGTTCTCACAAAAAGATTTGTAGTAATAATTCGCATCACTATCACCTGGGTGACCTGGTTCAAGCCTGAAGTACGTCATAAACTCTTCCCCTTTTTCACCATCCAGGAGTTGTTGGAGATTTAACTTACCTGTAGTGGCAGTTATCTGGGTATCTTTCAGCCCGCACCCAGGGCAAACCACAGTGACGTTTTTTTCATTTAAAAAACGGAAGAATTCTCTTGGCGTTATCGATTCCAGTTTTTTAATAAACTCCCGTTTTTTCTTTTCCATTTCCCCTGAATGTTCAATATCTTTCATTTTCCTACCTTCAAGCTATTGGATTAAATCTCACCGCATCCTGCAAGTAATCCGGCGCAAGATGGGCATAAATCATCGTTGTCTGAATCTTTGCGTGCCCCAGAATTTTCTGGAGCGTCAGAATATTGCCGCCGTTCATCATGAAATGACTGGCGAAGGTGTGGCGCAGCGCATGAACAGCCTGGCCGTCAGGAACATCAGATGCGACCGTTTTGATGACATCGCGAACCAATGGATAATCCAGCGTCGGAAACACCAGTTTCCCGCCCCGTTTTTTGATCTTTTCAAACAGGCTTTCAGAAATAGGAACGGTACGGTTTTTGCTGTTCTTCGTTTTTGAAAAAGTGATTCGACAATGAAGAACACGGCGCTGCTCCAGTACCGCTACCTCGCCCCATCGCGCCCCGGTCGACAGAAGGATTTCGACAGCCAGCCGTTCATCGGGATTTTCAGCCAGTGCATCCAGTAACTGAACACATTCAGACTTACTCAGATATCCCATTTCGCGCTCGTTAACCTTCATTCCTTTAAGGCCTTGAACGGGGTTATCGTTAAGAAAATGGCCGGATGAGATGAGTGCGGTAAACATCGCGCTTAACGCCCCAATCTCTCGATTTATGGTGCTGGGCTGTATCCCCTGCTCTATCCTGGACACACGTAGCTCGGTGAGCATCGTTGTATTAAGTTTATGCACGCACGGGTCATCCATTGCCTCACTCAAGCGCAGCAATTTAAGGCGCGTGTTATGCCCTGACTTCATTAGCTGGCCGTGGTATTTCCACCACAAGTCAATAAGCACTGACAGAGGACGGCGATCAATAGAGTTTCCTTTCCACTCATTGTTATGCTGTTGCGCCAGCACCCACCGCTCATATAAAACTGCATCCGATTTCGTTTTAAATTTTTTGCGAATGCGTTTGCCTTTACGCCCCTCAGGGCGCATGTCAAGAAGATACCCTCCCGGAATTGATTTTATGCTCATTCGTGAAACCCCAGCGTTACAAGACCACCATGCCCCCAGCGTTCCATGATTAGCCGGGCTGTGTACCAGTCTTGCGGGGCTTTTGAGAAGACGATGTGTTTTCTGGCCCATCAGGGGAGAGAGAGGGACTGATCTGCCCAGCAGCCTCATTCGTTTTTCCTGTCATAAGCCAATTCATGTACTTAAAAAAGCGAGGGTGATTAACAATCTTGATAAGCACTTCGCCCCCTATGTTTTCAATCCGCCCCGTTTCATAACGACGCAAAGTGCCGATAGGCACATCAATCAGGCCGCAAAATTCTTCGCGCGTTAAATCCTCTGATTCACGAATCACTCTAATTTTTTCACCGATAAGCATTGACAGTGTTCCTATAAGTACACTAAGCTTGCGCACAAGGTGTACTTATAAGTACACCAAGTCACAAACAACCACAGATAGCGCAGGTTATCACACATGGCAAAAGTCCTGAACACACACGAACAGGCAGACTTTGAGCGTTTAGCAGCGTTCTATCCCTACCGCGATGAGCATGGGTTACCAGTACTTGAAGAAAGCCTGAAAGATTACGCAAAGCGTACCAACCAAGCTGTTAACACAGTGAAAAGACAGGCTGACAGAGGTTCAATTCCCATCAACCAAGATGAAAAGAACTCAAGACGCACAGTAAATCTTTTCGCTCTTTTCCTGAAAACAATCAGGAGCGCAGAGAAATACGTGCAGATGACAAAATAACGAGGTGTCATTTTATGCTGAAGCAACGCCGTAATTTTCGTACCGGAACAGAACGCCACGCTAACCATTTCGCTACCAACGCATCACGCAGCAACATCCGCTACAGCCTGAGCGAGACGCACGCAACACCTGATGGCCACACAGTAAAACAAATTGGCGAACACACCTGGCTAATTGAAAAAGCTGGAATCGTGGTTCACAGATGCCCACGCAATCCGTTTACCGGAAACCGCATTTTTGCACTAAGCAGCGGCGACAATCAGTTCGGACAGGATTTCACATTATACGAAGCACTTCGCACGGTTGATCGTCTGCTTCGCGGGCAAAGTTTTATTAAACAGACTGATTTATAACAGGTGCGTTATGATCAAAGAGCATGCACAAGGTGTATTTATCCGTTTTATTGATTTTCGCGGTGAACTGTTATTGCGCGCATCAGCTATTGATGGAGTTGTCCCATCAGAAAAAAATGCAGCTACTTACGTTTATCTGAACGGCACGCGCCTGACCGTAGAACTTCCGTACCAGACTGTACAAGGAATCATTAGCGAAGCTGAAAAAGCACGTAAGATTAATGGCGATGAACCCTATATCGAAATTATTTGTATGGATTCAGAAGCTGAAATTAAGAAAGCAGATTAAAGGGCGTTGCGATGGGCAAAGAATATAAAACTCTCATTAACAAAGCACTTGAGCGTTTTTATTTTCGCTTAAGTGCATCAGGTGCTCATGCTGAACGTGCAGCCCGTGACTCATTGACCAGGGCAATCCGGAGTCTGTATGACGTGGCTTTTTACGCTGATGATCTGGATGCACTTAACGAACTTTCCGAGCTGATCTGTGCCGCAGAATGCGGGGAGCATATTGAACCGTATAAGCTGGGGAATATTGCATGAGTATATTTATCTCATGGCTTGTTCTGATTATTTCGGTGGTCTGCGCCATTGGGATTATGCAAATTATTCATTCAGTAAAAAAGATTGAACGCTTTTTCACTGGCGAATAACAGCGCAAATAAAAACCCTAGGTTAAATAAGAAAATGTAAAAACAATCCGCATTCGCGGAGGTATTCGCACACGCCCAGGAGGCGTAATGGCAATTAAGCATTTTCCTGTCGTTCGTTTCACTTCCAGAGGACGTGAATACGAAGTCGACGAACGCCTGATTGCGGAGGCTGTACGGTGAGCGCAGAACTCATGCGACTGCTGAGCAATATCATCCGCACCGGGATCATCTCTGAAGTTGATGAGAAGTCCTGGCGCGTGCGCGTTCGCAGCGGCGAACTGGAAACAGGCTGGCTGCGCTGGAACACCACGCGCGCGGGGGCCTTCAATGTGTGGTTGCCGCCATCACCCGGCGAACAGGTGGTAATAGCCTGCATCGGCGGCAACCCGGAAACCGCCATGATAATTGGCAGTCTGTGGAGTGATGCCATTCCGGCACCCGGCAAAAGCCTGAAAGAAATCGTGGTCAGCGCGCCGGATGGCGCGGTGTTCCGCTACGACGCGGACGCAGGCGCACTGAGCGCCAGCGGCATGAAAACGGCCACTTTGCAGGCATCCGTCAGCGTGACACTGGATACGCCCGTCGTGGAATGCACAAACCTTCTGAAAACAGCCGAGATTGACGTCACAAAAGGGGGAAAGATGAGCGGCAATATCACGCACAGCGGCGGCGATTTCACCTCAAACGGCATCACAGTGCATACGCATAAGCACGGTGGCGTTAAAGGTGGCAGCGATTCGACAGGAGGCCCGCAGTGACAACCCGCTACACAGGAATGAATCCGGACGGGACGGGAAACCTGAACGATATGGAGCACCTGAAACAGTCAGTCAGGGATATCCTGACCCCCCCGCTGGCAAGCCGGGTTATGCGACGGGAATATGGCAGCCTTGTGCCTGATTTGATTGACGAACCCATGAATAACACCACGCGTCTGCAATGCATGAGTGCTGCCGTGATTGCACTGACACGATGGGAACCCCGCATTGCCCTGGATGCCATCGACGTTGTCTGGAAAGCGGGAGGCCGCGCCGGGGTGACGCTGTCGGGCACTGTCATGCAGACCATGCAGAATGTTGAATTAACCATCACGCTGAGGGAGTAAATCATGCCCGCCGTTGACCTTTCACAGTTACCGGAACCCGCCATCATCGCGGAGCCTGACTTTGAAGCAATTCTGGCTGACACAAAGGCCATGATGATTGCGGCTTATCCCGCCGAACAGCGTGAAGCCGTCTCCACCGCGCTGGAACTGGAATCAGAACCACTGAACGTTATCGCTCAAACCATGTCTTTTCGTGAAATGCTGTTACGCCAGCGGGTCAATGAGGGTGCACGCGCCTGCATGTTAAGCCACAGCGCCGGGACAGACCTGGACAACCTCGCGGGCAATATGAACACAAAGCGCCTGGTTATCACTCCGGCAACGGATACCACCGACGCGGTGATGGAGAGCGACACCTCGCTGAGACTGCGGGCGCAGCGGGCGTACGACGGCCTGAGTGTTGCTGGCCCGTCAGGTGCATACGAGTATTTTGCCCGCAGCGCCAGCGGTCTGGTGCGTGATGCGCGGGCTATCAGTCCGTCTCCGGCAAATGTGACGGTTTCCATTCTGTCCACTGAAGGCGACGGCACAGCAACGGAGGCGTTGCTTAATACCGTTCGCGCCGTTCTGAATGCAGAGGATACCCGCCCGGTGGCCGACCGCCTGACCGTACAGAGCGCCAGAATCGTGACATGGCGGCTGAATGCAAAACTGTACTTTTACCCCGGCCCGGAATCCGAACCTATTCTGGCTGCGGCTGAATCGTCATTCAGGAAGTGGCTGGCTGAACAGGGGCTTATCGGTCAGGACGTGGCGTTGTCCGCCATTGCTGCCGCACTGCATGTGCACGGTGTGCAACGCGTGGAAATAATCGAACCCACACAGAATATGGCCATCAGCGACATACAGGCGGCGCGCTGTGAGTCATTCACCATCAGCGAAGGTGGACGCAATGAGTAATTCGCTGTTACCACCATCAGCCAGCAATTTCATGCGTTGTGCCGAAGCCGTCGGGACACGCATTACAGACATTCCGGTAGACCTCAACACGCTGTGGTCGCCGGATACCTGCCCGGTGCATCTGCTGCCTTATCTCGCCTGGGCATTTTCCGTTGACCGCTGGGATCGCAACTGGCCGGAAGAGACAAAGCGACAGGTGATTCGTGATGCATGGCTGATACACCGACACAAGGGAACCATCAGCGCACTGCGCCGGGCCATTGAGCCGCTGGGATATCTCATTCGTGTGTCTGAGTGGTGGGAGTTCGACGGCGAACCCGGAACATTCAAGGTTGATGTTGGCACGCTGGACAGTGGTGTGACCGAGGAAATGTATCTGGAAATGGAACGGCTGATTGCCGATGCCAAACCCGCAAGTCGCCACCTTATCGGCCTGAACATTATCCAGGACATTCCTGGCTATCTGTATACAGGCGGTGTGGTCTGTGATGGTGATGTTATTACTGTTTATCCCGGATAAGTGAGAAACAATGAGCACGAAATTTAAAACCGTTATCACTACTGCCGGAGCCGCGAAGCTGGCAGCCGCCACTGTCCCCGGCGGGAAAAAAGTAACTCTGTCTGCAATGGCCGTGGGTGACGGTAATGGCAAATTGCCGGTGCCGGATGCCGGTCAGACGAAACTGGTGCATGAGGTCTGGCGTCACGCTCTGAATAAAGTCAGCGTGGATAACAAGAATAAAAACTATATCGTGGCTGAACTGGTTGTACCGCCAGAAGTGGGCGGCTTCTGGATGCGTGAGCTGGGTCTGTATGACGATGCCGGAACACTGATTGCGGTCGCTAACATGGCGGAAAGCTATAAACCTGAACTCGCTGAAGGCTCCGGGCGCGCGCAGACCTGCCGCATGGTTATTATTGTCAGCAACGTGGCGTCCGTTGAGCTGAGTATTGATGCCAGCACAGTGATGGCGACGCAGGATTACGTCGATGACAAAATCGCAGAGCATGAGCAGTCCCGCCGCCATCCTGACGCCACGCTGACAGAAAAAGGTTTTACTCAGTTAAGTAGCGCAACAAACAGCACCAGTGAAGAGCTGGCGGCAACGCCAAAGGCAGTAAAAGCAGCCTATGACAATGCTGAAAAACGTATGCAGAAAGACCAGAACGGTGACGATATTCCAGATAAGGGCGCTTTTCTGGACAATGTTGGCGTTACCAGCCTGACGTTTATGAAAAACAATGGCGAAATGCCGCTTGATGCTGACTTGAATACATTTGGTCCCGTTAAGGCTTATCTTGGCATCTGGTCTAAAGCAACATCCACCAACGCAACACTGGAGAAAAATTTCCCGGAAGATAATGCTGTCGGTGTGCTTGAGGTTTTTGCAGCTGGCAATTTTGCAGGCACGCAACGTTTTATCACGAGAGACGGCAATGTATACATGCGTAAACTCGCCAATAAGTGGAATGGCACTGATGGTCCGTGGGGCGTATGGCGTCACACTCAATCAGCTACCCGCCCTTTGAGTACGACTATAGACCTGAATACGCTTGGAGCCGCTGAGCATCTTGGTTTATGGCGTAACAGTAGCTCGGCTATAGCTTCATATGAACGCAATTATCCAGAGGAAGGCGGCTTTGCTCAGGGGACGCTTGAGATCCTCGAAGGCGGGAATTATGGAAGAACGCAACGTTATACCACTCGTCGTGGGAATATGTACGTTCGCTGCCTTGCGGCAAGCTGGGATGCATCAAATCCGCAGTGGGAACCGTGGTTAAGAGTCGGTCATCAGTCAGAGAGCCGTTATTACGAAGGTGATTTGAATGTTCTAACCGACCCCGGTATTTACAGTGTTACAGGAAAGGCGACAAACGGTCCGATGCTGGACGCTGCTGGGGCGACATTGCTTGGGATACTGGAAGTAATCAGGCGTTTTGATGGTGTATCTGTCTGGCAGCGTTACACAACCACAGGGAAATCAGAAACCACACAGGGGCGCACTTTTGAGCGCGTCTACGCCGGGAGCACATGGACCGAATGGCGAGAAGTGTATAACTCCTTTTCGTTGCCCCTGAATATGGGGATCGGTGGCGCAGTGGCAAAACTCACCAGCCTGGACTGGCAGACCTACGATTTTGTGCCGGGCAGTCTGATAACCGTTCGGCTTGATAACATGACCAATATTCCCGACGGTATGGACTGGGGCGTCATTGATGGCAACCTGATAAACATCGCAGTTGGTCCGAGTGATGATTTCGGTACGGGGCGCTCAATGCATGTATGGCGCAGCACTGCAAGTAAAGCGAATTACCGCTTTTTTATGGTTCGCATTTCAGGAAATCCGGGAAGCCGCACGATTACGACAAGACGTGTGCCAATTATCGACGAAGCTCAGACATGGGCGGCGAAACAGACATTCAGCGGTGGTCTTTCTGGCGAACTATCCGGCAATGCTGCTACAGCAACAAAGCTGAAAACGGCAAGGACAATTAACGGCGTAAAATTTGACGGCTCGGCAAATATTGAAGCGTTTCCGCCAGGTGTTCCGCTGCCGTGGCCATCAGATACGCCACCTGCAGGTTATGCAATCATGCAGGGGCAGACGTTTGATAAGGCAGCATATCCGAAACTGGCTATTGCCTATCCTTCTGGTGTTATTCCAGATATGCGCGGCTGGACAATCAAGGGCAAACCCGCCAGTGGTCGGGCCGTATTGTCTCAGGAACAGGATGGCATTAAATCGCACACCCACAGTGCCAGCGCATCCAGTACGGATTTGGGTACGAAAACCACATCGTCGTTTGATTACGGTACTAAATCAACGAATAACACTGGTGCACATACCCACAATGTATCTGGTACTGCAAATAGTGCTGGCGCACATACACATACCGTTCCATTAAGGAGACCAAACAGTGGAGGTATGAATTTCGACTGGCTTGATGGTGCATCAAGTGGCACGGTGGTGGGGAATGGAACTGTGCCTTCTTCTGGCGCACATACCCACTCAGTATCAGGTACCGCTACAAGTGCTGGGGCACATGCACACACTGTTGGTATTGGCGCTCATACGCACTCTGTTGCGATTGGTTCACATGGACACACCATCACCGTTAACGCTGCTGGTAACGCGGAAAACACCGTTAAAAACATCGCATTTAATTATATTGTGAGGCTTGCATAATGGCATTCAGAATGAGTGAACAATCACGTACTGTAAAAATTTATAACCTGCTGGCCGGAACTAATGAGTTTATTGGTGAAGGTGACGCATATATTCCACCTCATACAGGGCTGCCAGCCAATTCTACAGATATCGCCCCACCGGAAATTCCTGCTGGCTTTGTGGCAGTTTTTAACAGTGAAAATGAATCGTGGAATATTGTTGAAGACCATCGTGGTAAAACGGTCTATGACGTGGCATCGGGGGACGCGTTGTTTATTTCTGAACCCGGACCGCTACCAGAGAATGTCACCTGGTTGTCGCCAGCAGGGGAGTATCAGAAGTGGGACGGCGTATCCTGGGTGAAGGATGAGGAAGCAGAAAAACTGTTTCGGATACGGGAAGCGGAAGAGAAAAAGGCAAGGTTGATCCAGGAAGCAACAGATAACATCGCAATTCTGCAGGATGCAGTTAATCTTGAAATAGCAACAAACGAGGAAAATTCACAACTGGATTCCTGGAGAAAATACAGAGTATTAGTGAGTAGAATTGACACCAGTACAGCTCCGGATGTCGTATGGCCAGAGCTGATGAATCAGGGTTATGTGCGGGAGGACGAGCAGATAACTTCAGACTGAAATTTAGTGATGAATGTTGAATCATCTGGAATATCATGCAATACCAATGCATGAGCACCTATTGTGACATTGTTTCCTATACGCACTTTGCCACCAAGAATGGTGGCATTACAACCAATGGTCACATTATGTCCTATAACAATATCCATATCATTAAAATCACCACGCAGCCCAATAGTTACCCCTGGTTTTATTGAACAATTTTCACCGATTGTTACTTTGTGACCGATAACAACACTGTTGAGATAAGAAATATCAAAGCCTTTCCCTATATTTACAGTTAAAGGGACTGTTACATTATATTTATCAAGAATGAAACGTTCTATTTTCCCCGCAATCTTCCGACAGTATCCGCCTTTATCAAAAAGGTATTTGGCTATGCGCCACCAAAATAAATAACGAACTCTTCTATGTTTTATTGCGCGAACAATTGCCTTTCGCCAGGAGAAAGGACGCTCGCTACCGATTACTTCATAGTGAATACAATCTTTAAGTTCATTAATATTCATATCTCTATTATTCAGCATAAGATAATCATGTGACCAATTATTGTAATAATTTTAATGGTATGTTTCTACTGGCTATCCAGCGTGTCTGATGTCCAGTAACAAATCGTTAACACTGGTGCAATCAAATGGTGAGTGTTAAGACTGGCCACTTATTACCAGGTATGAGGGTATGAGTGGCCAGCATTAAATCAGAACAGCCCTTTAACTGAACTGGCCGCGCTGTTAAGGGATGATGTCACTTTATCTTTGAAGCCGGACAGCATATCGCTGAACGATGAGGATTGCAGGCGCTCCCGCAAATCCTCATCACAGCGTTCAAGGGTCAGTGAAAATTCTATCTTTTTCGCCTTACCGTAGCGATCAAACTCGGAACGGGTCGTATTCGTTTCGGTCAGGACATACATGCCGTAAATCTGCCCGACGCCATCAATAAGAGGCCAGGGGCGTCCTGTATACGCCTGCGTGGTCAGCAGCGACAGCGACACTTCGCCACCTGTAATTTCAGGATAAAGCACACCAGAAAGAACGATGCGATCATCACCTGCACCGATATACTGCCAGCTTGCTGAACGGTTAACGCGTTCATTTTTCACATGCCGCCAGCTTTTGTTTTGCTGTAACTGCTGATGCGGCAGCGTGCGCAGCTCAAAAACAAACATGCCGTAGATCATCATCATGGCCATGACTCCTCAATCTTTATCGTAAAAACTGCCACGCCCGGCACGGGCGCGCCGTTCCATTTCTGCCCTGACCATTTCACCGACCAGTTTCGCCAGTTCGCGGGGATTCTGCGTAACAACGTTATGCAGATGAACATGAATTTCACCACCAAATCCGGAGGCAACAGGCTCCCGGTTACGGGAAGTTACAGGAACTGATGCCACTGGAGATCGTATGGCCTCCGCCACCGGGCGGGAGCTGGCCGCAACAACAGGGACCAGCGCCGGAGGCAGCGGAGCCGGGACCACGGGTGTGATATTAATTGCGGGGGCAGGCTTACTGACCTGCGCAATCTTCCGCTCCTGCCACTCTCCACGAACAGCAAGTGCGCGGGGCAGGTTCTTAAAGACAATATCGCCGGGGCCAATGCGTTTTTTCGTCTCATCAACCAGCTTACCTGTGTTATCAGCAATTTTGCTGAGTCTGCGTAGCGTACCGGTATTGCTGTCTGTGAGCGGTTTGTTGTCTTTGGGTTTATTACCTCCGGTGCCATTGCCATTTTCCACAGGCTTCGGCGGATTGATTTTCGCAATGTCTCCCTGAAACAAGGCAACCTTGTCCTGAAGAATGGCCGCACGCTGTGCGTCTTCGATTTTCTTTCTCGCCCTTTCCGCTTCATCCGGAAGGACGCCAAGTTTTTCAAGTATCCACGCCAGCGTATCCAGCAACATTTTTGCGGGCGTCAGAACAAGCTGTAACGCACCGCCAAGAACGTTACCGAATATCTCGCCAGCACTGGTACATTTATCCAGCGTTTCCTTGCTGGACTCCATCGGTGACAGCAGCGATTTAAACCAGTTAAACACCTGGCTGATCCCGCTTCCGATTGTGTCAAAAACAGGACCAAACCGTTCAAAGGTTTCGCGCAACGGGGCCAGCCGCTCCATAATCCCGCTGAACACCCCGGCATAAAACGCCTTGATGGGATCCCAGTATTTCCAGATAAGAACGGCAGCTCCGGCAAGCGCAGCCACGATAAGACCAACCGGACTGAACAACGCCCCGATGGCGCCTCCCAGTAAAGAAACGGAACCCGTCACCATTCCCCACAGCGCAGGCAACACCCTGACGACATTCATTGACCGGGTAAGAATGTCAAAACCAAGACGCAGGGTGGCCAGCTTCCCGTAAAGCACCCCAATAACCAGCGACAACGAGCCAATCGTTGCAGTCATTGCCAGCAACGCACCGCCTGCTATCAGTAGCTGGCGCGTCAGTACCGGATGGGCCTGCGCCAGCGCCGTCACCTTTGAGACCACCCGCGTGAGCCACTGCGTGACAGAACGCAGCGGACCATCAATCAGATCTGCAATGCGGATACGCAGCCCTTCCCATGCACTGCCGAGTGATTTCAGGTCGCCATCAAGGTTATTGGCCATAACCTTTGCCGTGCGTTCAGCCTCACCGCGTGCGCCCTCAAGTTCTTTTCTCAGTTTGGGCAGGGAGCCGTCCCCCGCCGCATCAACGAGAGCCATAAACGACGTGAAAGCCTCTTCCCCGGCAATGTCCTTAAAGAACGATACCCGGTCAACTTCCCCGTATTTACGGGTGGCTTTATAAAGGTCGGCCAGCACATCTTCCATCGGGCGCATTTTGCCGTTCGCATCAGAAACTGACACCCCCAGCTCTTTCAGCGCTTCTGCTGCCGCCTTTGGCGGTGATGCCAGACGAGCCAGGCTGGCACGCATGGCCGTACCAGCATCGCTTCCGCGAAGACCATTATTGGCAAGCACGCCCGCCATCGCTGCGGCCTGCTCAAGCGATACCAAGCTTACCCGCAACCGGACCGGCATACTTCATGGTTTCGCCCAGCGCGCGAAAATCAGTATTAGTACGGGTAAACACTGCTGTAAGCGTGTCACCGACCCGGTCCATCTGGTCAGCGGAGAGGCCGAACTGCGTCAGGATATTGGAGCCAATATCAGCCGTCTCGCCAAGGTCCACACCACCAGCCAGCGCCATATTAAGAACACCGGGCAATGCGGCCTGAATGGCCTGCGGAGTAAAACCAGCCATTGCCAGAAAGCTCTGCCCACTGGCGGCATCACTCGCAGTAAACTGTGTTTCAGAGCCAAGTTTTAACGCCTGCTCACGCAGCGCCTTAAACTGCGGGCTGTTTTTGTCGATTCGCGTCAGTGCCTGAACGCGGGACATCTCTTTGCCGAACCCGATCGCAGGCTGCAAAAAACGCCCGGCAGCATAGCCGCCCGCCGTTGCCGCACCAATTGCCAGCGCACCACCTGTTTTCAGTTTTCCCGCTGTTTCCTGCGCGCGCGAATACCGCTCACGCGCCCGCGTTACACGCGCAAGCGCCTGCCGTTCGCGTTCAAGCTGATTGTTGTACTGTTCGGTGCGTCTGATGGCCTGCTGGATGGTGTTATCGCTGCCTGTCAGGGAAATGCCGTGGCGTTTCAGCTCTCCGCCAAGCTCCCGCATTTTCTGAATTTCCCGCGTGCGCGATTCATTCAGGCGTTCAAGCCGGGTGCTTAACTGCTGCATCAGCTTTTGTTGTTTTTCGCTGAGCACTGTACCCGTGCGTTGTAACTGATTAAGGGCGTTAAGCTGGCGTCGTGCTTTCAATATGCCAGCATCCGCTTTACTGACAGCGTCACGGGCGCGCTCAAATGAACGCGCCTGACGCTCGAGATTTTTGATCGCCCCCTGCGTTCGCTGGATGGAGTCACCAAACTGCCCCATCAGGCGGCGGGCGTTTTCGGCAGGCTGGGTCAGCCTGTCAACGGCGCTGAAAGCGACCCGGATATCAAGAGTCTTCATTGTCTGCATTCCCGCTGCGAAGTGCCGCCCGCTCACGCCAGCTAACCACTTCGCCGGGCGTCATCATGAAGATTTCGGCGGGCGACCAGTTAAAAATGGCGGCGATATCTGCCACCAGATCTTCGATGTGCTCAAAGCACACCAGGGTGATTACGCTGCCGTCTCCTGCACGCTCTTCGCGCCAGAGTCTGGCTCGCTCATAAAATTTACAGCCACAGCGCACAACTGAATAAAATCGCGTGACGACATTTTTTTAATCATCACTTCATCCAGTCGTGGCGAGGTCACGCGAGGCAACAGCGTGAACATGGTATCCGCTTTCAGATTCAGCACATCAGACAGCGACAGACCACGCAGGGATCCAGCCTGTTCAATAGCCCCGGTGATCTCCACATACGTGATTTTTTCGCCACCACGCTCAATTGGTCGGGTCAGTTTTACGCCACGTTCGACAGCCATATCCTCACCTGCCGTCACATCATCCGCCACGGTGTTATTCCGGGTTTCAGTATCGATGTCTTTCATCAGTTGTCTCCTTTTCAGTCAGAGGCGACGCACTGCGCCGCCTGCATATTACTTATCAGCCAAGCCCAAGCGCGGAACGGATGCGATCGGGCACAATGTCCTTGCCGTCCTTCCGGTAAATGAAGTTCAGCAGGTCAATCTCCCACAACGGGCGATCGTTAACACTCAGCTTGTAGTAGGTGTTTTTAATGGCGTAAGTGTGTGATGTGGCTTCGCCCTGTTTGGCTTCCCCCATATCAATTTCCGTCACGCGTCCGCGCATTTCGACTTCATACAGGTCGCTTTCTGCATCGGTGTAGTATTCACCCGCAAAACGCAGTAGCGTGCCGTCAATCGTGCCGCCATACTTAAGGAACAGCTCACGAACTGCGCCCCCCATGACAAAGCTCGCATCAAGCGCGGAGTCGTCCAGACCGAGATCAATACTTACCGCACCCATCATGCCACCACCCCGGTAGCTGTCGGTTTTGCGCGTCAGTTTAGGCAGGGTGACGGACGTCACCTTACCCACTTCGTTTTCACCATCCACAAACAGCGTAAAAAAGCGAAGATGTTTTGGTACAGCCATCAGGCACCTCCCAGCACCGCAAATGCGGGACCAAAGAATTCATCAGTAAACGACTGGTAAAGCTCCATGTCTTCCAGCGGAGGAACGGGCGTATATTTGTAGCGAATACGCACACGCCCCTGACGTAAATTCGTGGTGCTGTTATCCACCACGTCATACCAGCACGACGCCCCAATCAGTTTCCCGGCAGTCACCAGTGAATCCAGTTTTGCCCTGATGGCACTGATAACATCCTTCACGTTCGCAGGCGTCAGTGGACTATCGATGGTTTCAAACTGCGCTTCCGCAATTGAATCAGCCAGCACCTGTGCGGTTCGGGTATACACCTCAAAGATGTAGGCGTTCGTTTCCGGTGTGCGGTTGCCCCAGAAGCGGAACCCGTTGCGACGAATAATGGTCGTGATTTCTTTGTTGTTGAGGCTGTTGGCATCACTGTCTTCGGCCTGCAACGACCAGAACACATGACTGGACATCCCCAGCACATTTTTAACCGGAACGTTGGACAGCGATTTGTGCCAACCCTGCTCATGGTCAATGTACGCACGAAGGCCGCACGCATAGGCAGGCGCGGGGAACGTTTCGTTTTTGCCACTTTTCGGGTTGTAGGCGATGAAGTCCGGCCATAAGAGCATCACCTCACGTTCGTTGAATTTCTGGCGGTAGGTAATCGCCTCAGCCATCGTGTTACAGCCGTGACATGAGGCATACACAAACGCGCGCAGTTTACCCGCAATCACGCACAGGGATTTTGTTACCGCCTCCGTGTCCAGCTCCGGCGCGGCCAGAATACGCGGACGGTATCCGATGCTTTCATCCTGCTCTGCAACAAGCAGCGCATACATCCCCGTATAGCTGCCGTCAGATTCAGAACCACCGATAACCAGTTGATCCTGCGTTTTTCCGTCTTCTTCTTTGTGTTCAGCCACGCGAACGACGATCACCTTTGTGCTCACCTGGTCTGCGATGGCCTTAAGCGCACGATAAAGCGTCCCCGTTGTCCCGCATTTTCCCAGCACGTCATTGACGCGGGTCAGCAGTGTGGGCTTGTTCAGCGGGAACAGCTTCGCGTCCGCATCATCCGCCGTTGCCACGATACCGATAACACTGGAATCAACATCATTAATCGCTGTTACCAGGTCGGTATTTTCCGTAACACGGGCACCATGAAAACGAGTTTCACTCATAGCTTCAGCCCCTTGTATCCGTTAAATGATTCGGCAACAATCATCACCCACCACGCGCGTAATCTCACCCCTGCGCCGTTCTCTCGCCACGGCGACAACAAAAAGCAGTAACCCCCTCCGCACGCACATGCGACCATGCCGCACAGGGAGGGAACAGATGACCGACACCACCATGCAATTGCTCAGTCAGGGCACAGACCCCGTAAAAATGCCGGATTTTGATATTCTCGCGGAGGGTAAAACGCTGTCAGGCGTGGCAGAGCGCCTGATGAGCCTGTCACTGACCGACAACCGGGGATTTGAGGCGGACCAGCTCACCATCACGCTGGATGATGCGGATGGTCAGTTGCAGCTACCGCCACGGGGCGCGCGCCTGACGGTTCTCATTGGCTGGAAAGGAGAACCGCTGACAGAAAAAGGCACTTACATTGTTGATGAAATCGCTCACGAAGGACCGCCGGACAGGCTGACTGTTTCAGCCAGAAGCGCAGATTTTCGGGATGAATTTAACGTTAAACGTGAGGTGTCCTGGCATGATGTGACCGTTGAGCGTGTGGTATCCGCCATCGCTCATCGGTATGGTCTGAAACCGCAAATCAGCGAAATGCTGATGGATATCGAAATCGACCACGCCGACCAGACCGAAGAAAGCGACATGTCCTTCCTTACGCGCATGGCGGAAATGCTGGGCGCAATCACTACGGTAAAAAGCGGTAATCTGTTATTCATCATGCCAGGCGGTGGCGTGAACGCACAGGGCCAGCCGTTGCCCTCGTTCGCCATCACGCGCAGCAGTGGCGATCGCCATCAGTTCCGCATTGCTGACCGCGAAGCGTATACGGGGGTACGCGCTTACTGGCTTGATCTTAATTACGGGAAAAAGAAAAAAGTCAGCGTGAAACGCCGCAAACCGCCAAAACCCAAAAAGGAGAAAAGCAGCAGCCGTGAAGGTGATTATATGGAAGGCGCGGAAGGCAATGTGTTTGTGTTACGCAAGACCTATCAGAACGAACAGGCAGCAAGACGCGCAGCGGCGGCAAAGTGGCAGCAGCTACAACGCGGAGCCGCATCATTCTCCATCACGCTGGCGCGTGGACGTGCAGAACTCTACCCCGAAATGCATGGTACGGTAACAGGATTTAAAAGCGAGATTGATAATCAGGACTGGATCATTGCAAAAGCCGAGCACACTATTGATAACAGCGGCTTTACCACGCAGCTTGAGCTTGAGGCAAAAATCCCGGAATGGATAGCGGAAACAGAGTGAGCAACTTAGAATAGCGGCAGCACCACGTTAAGGGAGGTCGCTATGTTCCGTTGTCCGCTTTGTGGCGCATCTGCCCGTATCCGCACCAGTCGTCCGGAAAATGATTCAAACACCGTGCGGCAAAAGTATTACCAGTGTAACAACCTGGAATGCGGCGTATGCTTCTCAACACTGGAAGCTTTCCATAAATTCACATCGAAACACGCCTCCGGCGTTCACTCTTCAGAAGGTATCCCGTGGCATGAACTGCCAGCTTCACACAGGGGAAACAATCAGATGAGCTTGCCTTTACCTCAGAATTAACAGGCAGAATTGCCGGAGTAACAAAAAAGCGATAGATTACGTGCGGGTGCCTTTCGGCTGATGGTCGGAGGGAATACCCGAAGGCCGGATGTGGAAAGGCCCCGGAAAACATTTCTGTTTAACCGAGGCCCTAACCCGTCAACCTAGCAAGTGATAGGTTAGCGCCTCTCCAACAAAGGAGCAAGCGCTATGTCGCAAAAATCGCTTACGGCCATCACGTTCTGCGTGACGGTAATCCTCATCATCTGGATGCTGCACGGTTCGCTGTGTGAAATACGGATGAGCTTCTGGGGAGCGGAGTTTGCGGCGTTCTTACAGTGTAAGCAGTAA